ATGACGGACCGCGACAACCCGATCGCCCGCGCCGTGAAGGCGGCGAAACCCTTCACCACCGAGGTGCCGGAAAGCTTCCCGGTCTTCTACCCGTCGGACCTGCAGGGCAAGCCAATCCCGTCGCGCCGCTGGTGTGTGCCCGACTGGATTCCCGACAAGGCCGTGACGCTGCTGAGTGGCGACGGCGGCACCGGCAAGAGCATCCTCGCGATGACGCTCGCGACGTGCGCGGCCGTCGGGCTGCCTTTCATGGGGCTCGACATGGCGCCCCGGAAGGTCGTCTACCTCTTCGCTGAAGATGACCTTGAGGAGGCCTGGCGCCGACAGGACGCCATCAACCGCGCCCTCGAGATCGACTTCGCCGACCTGTTCGATCGGCTCGCGTGGGTGAGCGTGGCCGGGGAAGACACCTTCCTCCTCACCTTCGACAAGGCCGGCCACCCGCAACAGACGAAGCTCTCCAAGCACCTGCACGCCTTCGTCCTGAAGGTGTTCGGCGGGCAGCTTCTCATCGTCGACACGATCGCCGACACCTTCGGTGGCCTCGAGATCGACCGCCAGCAGGTGACGCGGTTCATCCGCCAGCACCAGAAGCTCGCCGTCGAGATGGATGGCGCGGTGTTGCTCATCGGGCACCCGAGTGTGTCTGGCATGAAGGACGGGCGTCCGGCTTCGGGCTCCAACGCCTGGGTGAACGCCGTGCGGTCCGCGCTCTATCTGCGGCGGGCCGAGAAGGACGAGGCACCCGGCGACGAGGATGTGAAGCGGGTGCGCATCCTGGAGCGCGCCAAGAGCAACTTCGCGGCCACCGACGTCGAGATCCGGCTTCGCTATGTCAGCGGCGTTTTCCTTGCTGATCACCCGCCCGCCGAGACGGGCGGGCTGTGGGACAACTTGCAGATTGAGGTGAATTTCCTCGCTGCTCTGCGGGCCGCGATCCGAAACGGTGTGTATCCGAGCCCGTCGAAAAATTCGCAGCAATATGCGCCGACCATCATGAGGAAATATCCAGAGGTTCGGCAGTATAACCGGAAGCAGCTGGAAGACACCATGCACCGGATGATCGCCAACCGCGACCTTCGCGAGGCGATCCTCGGCACCGGCAACAACCGTCGCCGAGTGCTCGCCCCGGCCGATCTACCACCCCTGCCTGACGAGCGGGACCCCGAAACGAACGAGCCGAAGAAGCGCGGGGAGGAGCCCTGATGTGTAAGCCGGCTAACCGGGGGGTGTTCTGGAAGCCATTGAAATCATTAGAACGGGGGGTGTCCAAAATGAGCCGGGGGGTGTTCGGGAAGTGCTTGAAATCATTGGGGTTTGAAAAGTGGGGGGTGTGTCCCCCTCCTACGGAGGGGGGTAGGCCCAAAGAGCCTACCCCCCTCGCAGGGAGGGGAGAGGGCGCGCGAGATGTGGAGACGATGGCGTGACGAGCGTGTTCGAACCCGCAGCCGAGCGAGCCTCTGCCGTCGTGGCGGAGACGTTCGGCGAACCGGCCATCATCCGGCCGATGACGACCGGCGCCAGCCCCAACGGACTGGCCGAGGCCGATGAGGGCCGCGCCGTGATCGAGCTGCCGCGGGCCGTCTTCCGCCGCCAGGTCGAAGAGGTGACGGCTCGCAGTCCCTACGACCCGCGGGCGCTAGAGCGGCTGCGGTCGGTGGGGGCGGAGATCACGGTGAAGATGCCCCTCGCCGGCCTCCCCTACCACCCGCGCATCGGCGACCGCGTGGAGCGGCCGGAGACGGGCGAGGTGTTCTCGGTGGTGGCGCCGCAGTCGCAGACGCGGGCGAGCCTGACGCTGCGGCTCGCCATCGCGGCGCCGGAAGGCGGGGCGGGCTGGTGACGGGCGCCCCTACCCCCGCACGGGTCCCTCCCCCCGCCTTGGGTGCGGGCATGCGACAGCCCGGGATTTTGGTAGTCAAAACAAACTTTTATCATAAGATAACAAGGGCTTAGGGGTCAAGTGGAAGCCGCGGCGGGGAATAATTTTTCGGGCGGGCTGTTCGGCGAGGCGCCGGCGGCGCGCGACGGCGCGTCCATCACGAAGAGTGAGCTTGCCGAGCGGCTCGGCATGACGGCCGGCCGGGTGTCGCACTTCGTCAAGCGCGGCCTGCCGGTGCTGCCGAACGGCCGCGTCGACTGGAACGAGGCGCACGCCTGGTACCTCGACAACACCGACCCCGCCCGCCGGAAGGCGACCGTGCAGACGCCGATCGCCACCGACGCGCCCCGCGGCGCCACGGCCGAGCTGAACCGGGTGCGCGCCGAGCGGGAGACGCTGAAGCTCGCCCAGGACCGCGGGCAGCTCGTCGACCGCGAAGCCGTCGAGCGGGAGACCTACACCCGCGCCCGCGCCGAGCGGGATGCGTGGATCGGTTGGATCGGCCCGGCCTCCGGAACGCTCGCCGCCGACCTCGGCGCCGACCCGGCCGCCGCCTACGCCGCCCTTGACCGCCTGGTGCGCGCCCACCTCGCCAGTCTCTCCGCCACCGCGATCGAGGATCTCGACCGATGAGCGTCGCCCACCTCGTCACCACCGACGCCCGGGCGATCGTCGATGCCGCCTGGCGGCGCGGCCTCGCACTCGACCCGCAGATGCTGGTGTCGGACTGGGCCGACCGTCACCGCCGCCTGCCCTCGAGCTCGGCCGAGCCCGGCCGCTGGCGCACCGATCGCACCCCTTACCTGCGGGCGATCATGGATGCGCTGTCCACCTCGTCGGCCGTCGAGCGGGTGGTTTTCATGAAGGCGGCGCAGATCGGCGGCACCGAGGCCGGCCTGAACTGGCTCGGCTACATCATCAATCACGCGCCGGCGAACACGCTGCTCGTGATGCCCACGCTGGACATGCTCCGGCGCAACACCCGCACCCGCATCGACCCGATGATCGACAGTACGCCGGCGCTGCGGGCGCTGGTGCCGGAGGCGAAGAGCCGCGAGCCCGGCAACACCGTCATGGCGAAGGAGTTTCCCGGCGGGCAGATCGTCATGACGGGCGCGAACGCCCCGACCGGCCTGCGGTCCACCCCCTGCCGCTTCATCTTCGCCGACGAGGTGGACGCCTTCCCGGCCGATGCCGACGGCGAGGGCGACCCGATCGCGCTGGCCGTGCAGCGCACTGCCACCTTCGGTGCCCGGCGCAAGGTGTTCCTCTGCTCCACGCCGACGGTGAAGGGCGCGAGCCGCATCGAAGCCGCCTATCTCGAATCGGACCAGCGCCGGTTCTTCGTGCCCTGCCCGCACTGCGGCGACGCCTTCGTGCTCGCCTGGCGACACGTCCAGTGGCCGAAGGGCGAGCACCACAAGGCCTTCGTCGCCTGCCCGCACTGCGGCGGTGTGATCGAGGAGCGCGACAAGCCGCGGCTGCTCGCCGGCGGCGAGTGGCGGGCGACGGCGCCAGGCGACGGCCGCACCGCCGGCTTCCACGTCTCGGCCCTCTGCTCGCCCTTCCGGACGTGGGCCGAGATCGCCACCGCCTTCCGGGATTCCCACCGCCAGCCGGAGCGGCTGAAGGCCTGGACGAACATGGAGTTGGGCGAGGCCTTCGAGGATGAGGCGGCGGCGCCCGTCGTCGCCGAGATCCTCGCCGCCCGCGCCGAAGACTGGGCCGAGCCGCTGCCGGCCGACATCGTGACCATCACGGCCGGGGTGGACGTGCAAGGCGACCGCCTCGAGGCCGAGCTCGTCGGCTGGGGCCTCGGCGAGGAATCGTGGAGCCTCGATTACGCCGTGCTGTGGGGCGACCCGGCCTCGACGGAGGTGTGGGGGCAGCTAGACCAGTTGCTCGACCGGCGCTTCCCCTCGGCCCGCGGCGGGCTGCCGATGCGGGTGGCGGCGACGGCGATCGACAGCGGCGGCAGCCGCACGCCGGAGGTGATGCGGTACTGCCAGGCGCGCGCCGGGCGCCTTGTGTGGCCGATCAAGGGCCGCGGCGGCGAAGGCGTGCCCCCGTGGCCGAAACGCCCGCCACGGGCCGCCGGAGCGCATCCGCAGCCGTTCATCGTCGGTGTCGACGGCCTGAAGTCGGCGCTCTACGCGCGGCTGCGGCTCGACACCGCCGGGCCCGGCTTCGTCCACGCGCCCCGCGACCGGGATCTCGACTGGTTCCGCGGCCTCACCGCCGAGCGACCGATCCGCCGGTATCACAAGGGCGTCGCCCGCATCGACTGGCTCGTCGACCGCGGCGTGCGCAATGAGCCGCTGGACTGCCGGGTCTACGCCACCGCGGCGCTGCATGGGCTCTACGCCCTCGGCCACAAGCTCGAGGCGCCCGTCGCAGCGGCGCCCACCCTCGTGACGACGAAGAGCAAATGGATGGCGCGCTGAGCGCCGCAATGGAGGACGACCGATGGAACGACCGATGAAGACGATCAAGCTGTCGCGGGTCTACGCCCTGCACGGCACCGCCCTTTCCGAGCTGCGGCTGAAGGAGCCGACCCTCGACGACTATGTGGAGCTCGGCGAGCCCGTGGAAGTGCAGACCGGGCCGGGCGGCGAGCGCATCGTCGTCGAGAACCTGCCCGCCCTGAAGGCCTATCTCGAGCGGTGCATCGACGGCATCGACCCGGCGAACCTCGGCCTGCTCGGCCTCGCCGACGCGCGGGCGCTGCGCGAGGCGCTGCACGGTTTTTTCAGGCGCGAGGCCTCGCCGAAGCCGCCCGCGAGTGCCTCCTCTTCGATTTCGGCTGGCGCCTCTCCGAGCTCGGCGGGCTGAGCTTCTCTCAAATCATCGGCTGGGCCCGCCGCGGCGTCGAGCGGCGGCGGACCCAGGCCCGGCAACAGGCCCAACAGCGAGCGAGACGATGATCGACCTGCATATCGATGCACTGGAGATGGAGCAGCTGCAGCGCGCACTGGCGGGCCTCGACGGCACCGTGCAGGCGAAAGTCGTCGCCCGCGCGCTGCGGCGGGCCGCACAGATGGCGCGGACGCAAGTGGTGCGGCGCGCGTCGGAGCAATCCGACATGCCATTCGGAGAGGTGCGCCGCCGCACCATCGTGTTGAACGCCGGAGGATCGTCGTCGGAGATCGTCATGCGGTCGGGCTGGTGGCCGCTCTACAAGCTCGGCGGCGCTCACGAGACGAAGCCGCCCAAGCTGACGAAGAAGCAGATCAAGGAGCGTGTCCGGCAACCGCGGTCGACGGGCGTGATCGTGCGCAGCTGGGGCCACCACCGCGGCGCCTTCATCGCCGGCATGCGCTCGGGACACAAGGGCGTCTTCATCCGCACGTCCGGTAGCCGCCTGCCGATCCGCGAGCTGTGGGGGCCAAACCCCGCCTCGTTCGTCAACAACCACCCCGCCGAATACGAGGCGATCCTCGCCGACGTCCAGCGCCGCGTCGTGGTCCCGCGCATCATGCACGAGATCGCCCGCGCCATGTCCACCATCCGCGTCTGAGCCGGGAGGCAACACGATGACCACCGAAATCGAAGCCCGCCTGAAACTCTCCGCCATCGACCGCACCAAGAACGTCTTCGCCTCGGTGCGGCGCGGTCTGGCCGGCATCACGGGCCAGGCGGCGGCCGTCAACCGCGCCTCGACGGTGATGAACCGGACGGCCATCGCCTCCGACCGGCTCGGCATGTCGATGCTGGCGATGGGCCGCGTCGTCGCCCCGGCGGCGCTGGCGCTCGGTGGCGTCGCCGCCGTGAAGAAGTACGCCAGCGCCGAGCGGGCGCTCACCCGCATCGCCATCACGGCGAACGCCTCCGATCGCGCCGTCGCCGCCGCCGGCAAGACGATGCGGCAGATCGCGCACGATGCGGCGCTGCCGCTCGACAGTGTGCGCGAAGGACTCGAGACCCTCGTCGCCGCCGGCAAGAGCCTGGACGAGGCGATGGCGATGCTGCCGGCCGTCGCCCGTACGGCGCAGGCGTCCGATTCGGCGCTGAGCGACATCGCCTCGTCTGCGGCGGCGATCGGCGACTCTTTCAAGATCTCGGCCGGTGAGATGGAGAATGCCTTCGACATCCTCGCCATGGGCGGCAAGTTGGGCAAGTTCGAGCTGCCCGACATGGCGCAGTACCTGCCGTCGCTGGCGCCGCAGTTTGCGACGCTCGGCTACAAGGGCGAAGAAGGCCTGACGAAGCTTGTCGCCATGCTTCAGACCGTGCGCATCCAGACCGGAGAGGCGAGCACCGCGGCCCAGTCTCTGAGCGATCTCGTCGGCAAAATGGAAGTGGACGACACGCAAAAGCGATTCATGAAGTTCGGCATCAACGTTCGCCGTGAGCTGAATGACGTTCGCCGAACCGGCGGAGACCTCATCAAGACCTTCGTCGAGCTGGCCGAGAAGGCCGTGGGCGGTGATCTTTCGCAGCTGCCGCTGCTCATCGGCGACAAGGAGGCGCGGCGCGCCCTCACGGCTCTTATCCAGCTGAACGGCGAGACGGCTCGTTTCGAGGCCGAGCTTCGGAACGCGGCCGGGACGGTCGATGCCGACGTCGAGCGGGTCGTGTCCAACGCCGAGGCGAGCATCCAGCGGCTATCGAACGCCACCACCAGCCTCGTGCAGAGCACGGGCCGCCTGGCGGACGTGATGGGTGCCAGTTCGGCCTTCGGCGACCTCGCGGGCTTCCTCGACGCGGTGTCCGACGAAATCGAACAGAACAGTACCCGGCGCGGCGGCATCTTCGACTGGTTCGGCGGCGGCGGCGACGATGATCAGCGGTTCTGGAAAGATCAGCGCGGCAAGCCGGGCGACTTCGGCGACCCGGCGAACATCTTCGTCATGGACGTGTACGACGGCCTGAAGGAGTTCTTCCTCGGCAGTCTGCCGGCGCCGCTGCCGCTCGCAGCACCGGCGCGGCCCGGGGCCGCGACCGGCGCCGCCGGCGACTTCGTGCCCGCGCTGCCGCGGCCGCGCGGCGCGGGCGCCGCGGACGGCACCGGGGGCGGCATTGGGATGCCGCGGCGCAGGGGGGACGGCGGCCAACCCGCGGCCGACCCGGCCGATCCAGTGTTCCCGCCGGCCGGGATGCCGCTCGGCGATGTGACGCTCTATGGCGACGGCGGCTTCGCCCCGCGCTTCGGCGGGCCGGCGACCGGCGCCTTCGTGGCAGATCGGCCCTCGCCGGATCTCCGCGGACTTCCGGCGGTGGCGTCCGACCTGGTGACGACGTTCGGCGACCTCGCTGCCGAGGCGCGCAACTTCCGCACGGCGCTCGCGGGCGACAGGCCGGCGGCGCCGCCCAAGGCGGGACCGCAGCTCGGCGAGCTGACGGACGAGCAGCTGCTCGAGGTTCTGAACGGCCGCGAGCCGGTGACGGACGTGGGCGGCTACGCCAGGCCGCGCGGCGACGCGACGCTCGGCAGCAGCGGCGGCTTCCGCAGCGACGGCGAGATCGAGGCGCGCGGCGGCGCCGGTGGCTTGCAGGGCGCCCGCGAGATCGAGGCGATGGGGGACGCCGCCGACGCGGCGGCGGACAAGCTGCGGCAGCTGCCGGAGGCGATGCGGCCGGCGGACCTCGCCGCAGCCGGTCAGCAGGGCGGCACGGCCTTCGCGACGGCGTTCGAATCGACGCTCACCACAGGCATCGCGACGGCCGTGCGCAACGCCTTCGCCGCCGCCGAGAGCGCCGCCGCCGCCGGTGCGGCGCGGCTGTCGAAGGCCTCGACCTTCACGGTGACGCCAAAGGTGTCGCCGGTGTCGGGTGGGTCGCGTTCCCCCGCGCCGGTGCACGCCGACCGCGGGCAGAGCATGTCAGAGTTGGGGGTGCCGTAGGGAGGTGCTCGGGAGGGGAGATGTCACGGACAATTTGTCCGCGACTTTGAGCGGACGAAGAGGCGGGGGCTACTTTTCGGGGCGCGTCCTCCGGAAGTCTCTCTCGGCCACGTATCGTTCCATGGCGTCAGTTATTGCTTGCTCAAGATTTTTCATCACATCGTCGCGCAGCACATCCAAAAGATTATCCAAGGTCTCAGAACCTTCTGCGACCATTTTAATTCTATTGCCTTCAACAAATGTGCGCTCCAGCCTTGATACGATCTCAGCGTTCATGGATCGATTATTAGCTTTCGCCTCGTCCGCAATTCTGTCCCTCATGCCGTATGGCAGCCGGACTATGAACTTATCGTGCTCAACCTTCGGGCGTGCGTCGGTCATGTGGTGCTCCTAACGTAGCATGGCATAGTGCCATTGACCGGCGCCGTCGATCATGGCACAGTGCCATCTACTGGCATTACGCCATGATCGAGTTACGGGGGAGTTAATGACCTCGCGCCGCAAGATCGAAGTCCGCTTCCCTCCCGAGGTGAAGGACTTCGTCGAGGAGCAGTCCGCCCTCGACGGCTGCTCACAGAACAGCGTCATCGTCCGCGCCGTCCGCGAGATGAAGCAGCGCGCCGAGCTGTCCTCCGCCGCCCTCGCCGCCCAGGCCGAGGCGCGCCGCCGCGAGCGGGCGGCCGAGGTGAAGGAGCGCAAGCTCGAGGATCATCTTCGGCGCCACAGCGCCGAGACTTCCCCATCGGCGGGGTGAGCCGAAGCAAACCGGAGAGATGAGAATGAAGGACATGGCACGGGAAGCGTTCATGGACGCGTGCGTTCGGCAGGCGATGAAGACAGTCATCGCGGAGTCCATCAACGCGAAGAAGATCATCCATGACGCCGCTGTTTTGGTGCACGCGCGATACAGCGACGCCAAGATGGGAGAGCTGCTCGACGCATTCTTTCGCGTCGGCAAAGCGGATGACGAGGTTTCCACGAGCATGGCGAGCGTCGAGCGCATCTTCGAGAGGTACGGCGACGCGACGAAGCCCGAAGAGCCCTTCCGCGACGTCTGCGCCCGCGCTGCCGCCGCCGGCGATGCCGAGGCTATCGCTTGGAGCCGGATGGTCTGAGACCCGTCACCTGCCTAAAGCACCCGGAGACAACTTCATGGCCAGTGAATCCGCCCTTCGCCGACGCGCCAAGAAACTCGACTGGCGAATCGAGAAGTCCAGACAGCGGACGCTGCACTCCAACAACAAGGGGCTCTTCCAGCTGATCAACGACAGCAACACTGTTGTCGCGGGGGGCGACTACGACGCCGACCTCGACGACCTCGAGCACTGGATCAGCCTGGAAGAGAAGCGCCGAGCCTGAGAACGAAGCGGCCCGGCGCGAGGGTGCCACCTCGGCCGGGCCAATGCGTCAACACCCTTGGGGGGATGGAAGATGCCCATACTACATACCACCACCGCGCCGCCACCGGAAGGCGGCTTCAGCCCGCGCAACACGCCGCCGGAACGCCGGTGCATCCCGCGTGACCCGCCGACAGAGGCCGAGCGGGGGACGGCCGAATTCTGGCGGCGGGCTTGCGACAATTTCGAGTTCACTCTCTCCGACGTCGAGCGGTTCCTGCGGGTCGCCGAGCTCGCCCTTCGCGAAGACGGCGGGCCGCTCGACATCAATCAGCGCGAGGCCGTGCGCTTCGTGCTCGAGCACGCCCTCGCCGTCATCGAAGCGGGCCACGCGCGGATGCCGCCATGAGCGGCACCATCTCCTTCGCCGCACCACTCGGCGCCCCGGCGGCGGACGGCACCGTGGTCGTCCAGCGCGCCGCCTTCGGCGCCGGCGGCGACCTCTACCGCCTCGGCACGAAGCCGCCCGGCAAAGCGATCGAGTGCGAGCCAGCGGGAATGCTCACCGCCGACGAAGTTCGTGCTCGTGGCGTGCAGTTGGCCGAAGAGAGCATCTCCGCCCGGTTCCGGCTCGGTGCCGCCATCACGATCCGTTCGCCAGGAGATGCCGCGGTCGAAATCGCGATCGTGCGGGGTGTCAGTGAGGTTTTCGGCGCTGAACGCAAGTGGTTTCTCGGATTCAGGGTCGGCGCCAACTGGCGCGGCGCCTGGTTTTCCGAGACAGATTTAGGCGCAGCTATCGAGTAGAACGCCAGCCCAGCCGTCCCGACCTGAAAAAGGACAGTTAAATGAGCGTCGTCGACTTCGTGCACCCCAAGACGCTGGCGCGCAGTGCCAATCGATTAGTTGCGCTCAGGGCCATCATTCCACGCCTGCAACGTCTTCGCCACCACGCAAGAGCTTTGCGGGTTGGAGACATCATAAATGACAAAACATCAATTATCACATCTATCGATATCGATGAGATATCAGTTAGTGACGTGAGTATCATTTTTCATGATATCGATGGAGGTACTGTTTACCGGATCGGCAATAAAGACACTGGTAAACTGCTCATGTCGGGTTACTTGATGTACAATGAGCGGCCGGCCTTGCGCCACATCATGTCGTGGAAGCGCGGCGACTGGGAGGAGCGGCTTTTTTGAGGCTAGGCAGCCCCTTCGGCCAGTGACGGGGAAACGTGATGGCGATAAAGGTGCATCCGTTGCAACTTCCCTTGACAGCCGGAGCAGCAACAGGCACGCTCAGTCGTGCACTGATTGCATGCATCTGGTGCAGGAGCATCGATGCTACGGACACAGAACCTGGTCGCCATGCTCGCCGCGCAAACCGGTCTCGACCACTACGAAGTGACCTTGAAGGCGCGGCGCCTGCGCGAGGCGAAGCTATTCGTCAAGGAGACGCGCTCACCGGCATCACCGCGGCCTTCTCCGCGCGACATCGCGCATCTGCTCTTCATGATGATGTCGGACGAGCCGGCCGGCTACGCCAAAGCCACCATCGAGCGGGCTGAAGAGATGACGATCGACAGCGGCTCATTGAAGCACGCGCGCCACTACGACGTTCTGCCCGGCCACCTCGCCGAGTTCCAGCGCGAGGGACACTCATTCCTCGACGCGCTGGAAACTCTCGTCAAATGCGCGATCGAGAGTCCACTCGAGTTCTTGGAAGAGCCGGGTCGGCAATTCTTTTGCACCTATGTCGAGTTCCAGCGAGGCGCCTTCGTCGGGGAGATCATTCTTGACGTCGAGGCGCCGCTCCTCACCGGCTTCGACCCGGATCGCAAGATCGCCGACCTGATCCTCGCCTATGGCGCCTATGGCGACCCCCGCACCGAATCGGCTCCGCGCAGCTTCAGCCGGTTCACCCGCGTCAATGCCGGCTTGTTCGCCGACATCGGCTTCGCGGCCAACAGGGGAAGCCTCTCTTGAACCTCGCCCGCCGTATCCGCCGCACCGTCGCCAGCCTCGCCGATCGCATGACGGGCCGCCCGGCCACGACGCGCTCCATGGAAGCCGCCGCCGGCGGGCGCCGGTGGGCGGGCTTCGTCGAGACGCGATCGAACGTCGCCGCGCAGCTCGCCGGCCGGGCGATCATCGCGGCGCGGTCCCGCTCGCTCTACAACAACACCGCCCTGTTTCGCTCGGCCGTGGATGCCTGGACGTCCGGCCTCGCCGGCTCCGGCATCCGGACCTCGCCGCAGCATCCCGACCCGGCCGTGCGCGAGGCGCTCGCCGCCGCCTTCGAGGCCTGGACGGACGAAGCCGACGCCGACGCCCGGACGGACTGGTATGGCGCTCAGTCCCTCGTCGTGACGCTCGTGGTCCGCGACGGCGAAGCCTTCGTCACCTTCGAGACGACACCCGACGGCCGCCTTCGGCTGCGGGTGCATGATCACGAGATGGTCGACGCCAACGCGACGCAGGACCTCGGCGGCGGGCGTGTCGTCATTCAGGGCGTCGAGTTCGATGCCTCCGGCCGGGTGGTGGCCTACCATTTCCGCAAGGCGAACCCGGGACTGCCCTTCGTCTCCGACCTCTCGACCGTGCGCGTGCCCGCCGCCGACGTTCTCCACGTGTTCCGCCGCGACACCGCCGGCCAGGTGCGCGGCGTGTCATGGGGGGCGCCGGTGATGACCCGGCTCGCCGACTATGACGCGGCGGCGGACGCCCACCTCGTGCGGCAGAAGATCGCCGGCTTGCTGGCAGGCTTCGTCACCAATCCCGAGGGTGTGGCGGACCCGATGAACGGCACCACCGTCGCCCCCGGCCTGGTGGACGTCGCGATGGAACCCGGCGAGATGAAGATCTTGCCGCCCGGCTATGACGTTCGGTTCTCCGACCCGGCGAACATCGGCGCCGAGGCGATGGAGTTTCTCCGGATCACCCGCACCGAGATCGCAGCCGGCTTCGGACTGCCGACGCATCTCTTCGACGCGGACCTTACCGAGGCGAACTATTCGAGCCTTCGCGAAGGCAAACTCGAGTTCCGCCGGCGCACCGAGGCGCTGCAGCACGGCATGCTCGCCTTCCAGCTGCTTCGCCCGGTCTGGCGGCGATGGGTCACGCTCGAGGCGCTGTCGGGCCGGCTCGGCACCAACGACTTCACCCGCAACCCGGCGCCGTGGCTCGCCGCCACCTTCACCCCGCCGCGGTCGGAATGGGTGGACCCGAAGAAGGACGTCGAGGCCGAAATCGCGGCCATCGGCGCGAACCTGATGAGCCGCCGCCAGGCGGTTGCCGCCCGCGGCTTCGACGTCGAGGCCCTCGACCGCGAGATCGCCGCCGACCGCGCGCGGGAGGCCCGCCTCGGCCTTGCGCCCTTGCCGACGGAGGGAACGCCGTGACGAACGCGCCGCTGCTGCGACACCCCGAGATCGACCCCGACGTCGCCGACTGGCTCGGCCCGCGGATGGTGCTGTGGGTGCTGGACAGCCTTTCGGCCGAACGGCCGGAGCATGCGGCCGTCACCGCCATGCCGCCGGCCGAGGCCGCGATTGTGAGGGAGGCCCTCGAGGAGCGGCGCCTTCGCGCCGCCGCGCTGCGCGAGCGGCTCGCCGGTGGCGAGCGGATGAGCCTGGCATCGATCGCCGCCGAGGCGGGCGTTCCGTTGACGTGGCTCGCCGATCTCATCGCCGAAGGGGTGCGGGAGATCGCGCCGATGGTGAAGGCGGCCGAGGCCGAAACGAGGGGGATCGTGCAGTGAACGCCACCGTCCGCACGCCGGAGCAACTCGCCGACTATGTGGCGTCGGACGCCTTCGCCCGGCGCCTGGCGAGCCTCGCCGATCGCGCCGAGCTTTCGAACCTCACCGAGATGGCCGCGGTGCTCGACGTGCCGGAGACGGCGCTCGTCGCCGCCTTGTGCATCGGCGTGATTGGCGATGGCTCGCCCGCGCCAGCGCTGACGCCGGCCGAGCTCGCCGAGATGACGGCCTATCTCGGCTCGCCGGAGTTCCTCGCCCGCCGCGATGCGGTGGCGGAGCGGCTGGCGGCCGACGAGACGATCGCGCCCACCGAGATGGCGGACGCCCTCGGCGTGCCGGTGTGGTTTCTCGCAGAGATGACGCGCGCCATCGAACAGGCGGGGCCTGCCCCGACCTCGGTGCCGTCGATCGGCGGCCGCGCGCTGCTGACGCGCGACGACCCGGCGGAGATCCTGACGCGGTTCGCCGCCGGGCCAAGTTCGTGGAACCCGGAGACGCGAACCTTCGAAGCCGTCTTGTCGAGCGGCGCCGCCGTGCGCCGGTTCGATTTCGCCGGCGAGTTCGACGAGATCATCGAGCTGTCGCAGCCCTGGCCGGCCACCGTGCCGCTGCTGGACAGCCATCAAAGGGAGAGCGTCGACCGGCGCCTCGGCAGGGTCGACAGTCTCGTGACGGTCGGCGGGCAACTCCGAGGCCGGGCGACGCTCTCCCGCCACAACCCGCAAGCGCAGCGGATCGCCGCCGAGCTCTCCGACGGTCAGACGTTCGGAGTGAGCATCGGCTACATCGCGCTCGAGCATTCGGAGCGGACGAATCCCAGGACCAAGCGGCGCGAGAAGATCGCGACGCGGATCGACCTGGTGGAGGCGTCCCTCGTCATCGTGCCCGCCGACCGTCGGACCGGAATCAGGAGTTCCGAGATGACGGATCCCCCAGCCTCGGCCTCCGAGCCGAGCAGCACCACGCCGCCGGCGCCCTCCGCCCCGGCCGCCAACACCGTGCAGACCACCGACCGCGCCGCCGTCAACGCCGAGATCCGCAGCATCGCCAGCGTGGCGGGGATGGATCAGGCGTGGGTCGACGCCCGCATCGACGCCGGCGACAGCGCCGACGCCGCCCGCGCCGCAGCCTTCGAGGCGATGCGGACCCGCACCACCCCGACCATCCGCAACACCGTCGCCGAAGTCGGCGCGGACTTCACCCACCCGGCCTTCCGGGCGCGGACCATCGGCGAGGCGCTCTACGTGCGCCACACCCCGGGCGCCACGCCTTCCGAGGCGGCTCGGCCCTATGCGGGGATGACGACGCTCGATATCGCCCGCGACTGCCTTCGCGTTCGCAGCATCGCCACCACCGGCCTTTCGCCGACGGCGACGATCGAACGGGCGTTGCACACCACCAGCGACTTCCCGCTCATCCTCGGCGACCTCGTCAACCGGACGCTGCGCGCCTCCTATCAGGCGGTGCCCTCCGCCCTGAAGCGGGTGTCGCGGCAGTCCAACGCGCGGGACTTCCGCGCCAAGCACCGGCTGCAGCTTTCGGAGGGGCCGAGCCTCGAGAAGGTGAACGAGGCGGGCGAGTTCAAGAGCGGCACGCTCGTCGAGGCGAAGGAGTCCTACGCCGTCGCCACCTTCGGCCGGATCATCCCGATCAGCCGCCAGGCGCTCATCAACGACGACCTCGGTGCCTTCACCGACCTCTCCCGCCGCCTCGGCCAGACCGCTGCGGCGACGGAGGCGAAGGTTCTCGCCGGCCTGTTCGACCTGAACAGCGGCGCCGGGCCGACGATGAGCGACGGGCAGCCGCTGTTCCACACCACCCACAAGAACATCGCCACCGTGCTCGGCACGCCGTGGAAGGGCGAGACGCCGCCGGCCTTCGAGGGGCTCATCGCCGCCGGCCGGCTGGCGATGCGCAAGCAGGTGGGTCTGTCGGGCGAGCTGATCGCCGTGACGCCGCGCTACCTCGTCGTTCCCAGCGCCGGCGAGACGGCCGCCGAGAAGGCGCTCGCCGCCTTCACCCCGACGCGGGCCGAGGACGTCAATCCGTTCTCGAACCTCGTCCTCGTCGTCGAGCCGCGCCTCGCCGATGACGACGCCTGGTTCATCGCCGCCGATCCGGCGGAGGTGGATGGCCTCGAATGGGCGTACCTCGAGGGTGCCGAGGGGCCGCAGATCGAGACGAAGGCCGGCTTCGAAGTGGACGGCGTGCAGGTGCGCGTCCGGCTCGACTTCGGTGCCGGCTTCGTCGACTGGCGTAGCTGGTTCCGGAACGCGGGCACCTGACGATGGCGACGCTCGCAGAGCTGCAGGCGCAGCTCGAAACACTCAGGGCCACGCGCGCCGGTGGCGTGCGCGAGGTCCAAAACGGCGAGGAGCGGCTCGCCTATCAGAGCGGCGCCGACCTCGCCGCCGCCATCGCGGACCTCGAGCGCCAGATCGCCGGCGCCGAGGGCCGCCGTGTCCACACGGTGCGCGTCACCACCTCGAAAGGCTTCTGAGCCATGAAAAACTTCGTGCAGCCTGGTCACATGGTGACCATTCCCGCTCCGTCCGGTGGCGTCGTCAGCGGCGCCGGGGTGCTCGTCGGCGCCCTGTTCGGTGTCGCCGCCACCACGCAGGCCGAGGGCCAGCCTGTCGAGCTCGCCACCACGGGCGTCTACGACCTGCCCAAGGTGACGGGCACCGCCTTCACCCTCGGCGCGCCGCTGTTCTGGGACACGACGCCCGGCCGCCTCACCACCGTCGCCGCCGACGGCGTGCTGGTGGGGGCGGCGACCGAACCGGCGGAGTCCGCCGCAACGACGGGGCGGGTGCGCCTCAACGGCGTGTTCGGTGGCGCCTCGGCGGCCGACATCACCGCCCACGACGCCCGCCTGGACGCCCTCGAGGCCTGACGAAGCTACCGCGGTGCGTGTTCCTCAGTCGGCCACCCGGCGGGTCGATCCGAAAGGCACGCTGCCGACGCACCGCGGGCGTCTGTTTGACGGTTCAAGCGTGTCGACGCCGGGACAGATTTTGCAGGTGATGACGACGATGGCCGACACGAGCCCCAGGACCGAGGCCAAGGCAGCGACGCTCTTCGTGAGCGACGCGCAGCTCGCGGCCGTCCTCGGCATCGGCGAGGACAAGGCCCGCACCATCTTCCGCACCCTCGAGCGCGACGGCTTCCCCGCCCGCGACCCGATCTTCGGACGCCGCTACTTCCCGGCCGTACGGGCATTCCTTGACCGCCGCGCCGGCTTGGGCGTCCACTCGGCTCCCCTGCCCCTCGCTCCCGACGGGCCGGAAAACTGGGGAGACGACGATGCGAACTAGAGGTGAGGCGCCAGGCCTGATGAAGGTCCGCGGCGCCGAATGGTGGTGGTCGGCCGCCCGTGCCAGCAAGCGGCCGGAGGCCAAGACCTTCCGCCCCCGCATGCTGCGGCTGCGGCAGGACGACGAGGCCGAGCGCGCCGCCAAGTGCCGCGAGCTGACGGCCGAGTTGATGAGCTGGTGCGAATCGGAGGCCCTCGGCGACGCTCGGCTACTGCGCTTCGACGGCACCATCCGGTCGCTCAATCGGATCTATGAGACGCACCCCGACAGCCCACGGCGCACCGTTTCGTTCGCCACGGGGCGGGTCTACGACGTCGAGGCGAAGGTGCTGGTGGATGCGGTGGGCGATCGCCGGATCGACCGCATCACCGGCGCCGATCTGCGGCGCTGGCACACGAACTTCGCCAAGCCGGCGACGCCAGACGGGGCGCCGAGGATCCGGCGGGCACAGGGCGCGATGAAAACGCTGCGGCGGATCGTGTCGTGGGGCTTGGTGATGCGCCTTCCCGGCTGCCGGGACCTTCGCGAGATCCTCGCCGAGATGCGCTTCACCATGCCGGCGCCGCGCGAACAGGCCCCCTCCTATAGTCAGGTGCTCGCGTTCATTGCCGCGGCGCACGAGGCCGGGCGCCCCTCGCTGGCGATGGCGGCGGCGCTGATGTTCGACACCTCGCTGCGGCAGACGGACGTCATCGGAAAATGGGAACCGGCGCCAGACGCCAAGGCGACCGGGGGCCATGTCCACGCCGGCCGACGCTGGAGCGGTGGCGTGCTGTGGCAGGACATCACCGGCGGGCGCCTGTCGAAGAAAACGACGAAGACGGGGGCCAAGGCCAACTTCACCGTCGCCGACTTCCCGCTGGTGGCGGCCGAGATCGCCCGTGTTCCAGAGGAACGCCGCATCGGCCCGATGGTGGTCGACGAGCAGACCGGCCGCCCCTATCGGCACCGCTGGTTCGCCGCCCTCTGGCGCCGCGTCGCCAGAAAGGCCGGCATCCCGGACGCGATCTGGTCGCGCGACACTCGCGCGGGTGCGATCACCGAGGCCTTCGACGCCGGCGCCGAGCTGGAGCACGTCCGCCAGATGGCGACGCATTCCGACCCGAAGGTGACCGGCCGATACAACCGCGGGTCGGTGGAACAGACTTCGACCGTGGCGTCGCTGCGGCGGGACCATCGGGCGAAAAGAACGGACTGA